CACAGGACAAGTCCATTTGTACTTCCTTGCGCATCGTAGATAAGCTTCATGGCTTCTGCTACGTCCCAAACCCGAAGGGCTTCACCACCCAAATTAAAAATATTGGATGTGATGGCCGTCAGCATACCACGGGTTTTATTCGCCGTATTATCATTGGCCGCTTTCGCAAACTGACCATTCAGGAAAGTATACTCGATATCCCTGGCAATCTTCGTCATCCTGGCCGCGACCTGGAAATCCAGCTCATTTGCGGGATTTGCGGTCTGACCGGAAATATTGACACCGGCCAATGTGCCCATGTTCGATTGCTTTCCGTAGGAAATGTAAACGCTCTCCTGAAAAATCTGAGTAACGTTCGTTTTTTGATCTCTTGTAATATAGGTTGCTTCAGGTGCGTTCAGGGAAGCCGTTTCGGAAATATTCGGTTGTTCGCCGCCACCAGTTTGATATTCCTGGCCGGTGACAAATTCAACAGAATTCGTCGTTTTACTCCTGTTCGCAATCAATGTACTGAAAGGAACTTTTATATTACCTTTGTTAAACAGCATTCCGGAATAATTAATTACCCCGAAACTTTGAATAACGCTATCTGCCATAATAAATCTTCTCCTTTACTCATTTTTTCGCCGTTGCCTCGGCCTTCTGCCGTATCAATGCGGCAACAGTAGCCATATCGCCGTTCGTCCGTGCCGTTTCGATTGCTTTATCAAAGTCAGAATCAACATTTCCACCGGTTCCGGCTGGCGGCTTTCAATAACTCGGCCTTCACAGCCTTTTCAGTAGCCGCCTTTTGGGCCGTTATAAGGTCAACCATGTTTTTCGCATTCGTCTTTGTCGTCTCTTCATCTTCGGATACCACAACATCCAAAATGGTGCCGTATTCCTTTTCCGTCAGCCCGGCTCCGACAAAAATCTCTTTTGCCCGGAGCTTCGAAAGCTCTTTCGCATAGGTGGTCTGAGTACTTTTCGCTTTGTCGAGTTCAGCCTGAAGCTTTTCGTCCGCAGTCATAGAGTCTTCCTGCAACTTCTTCAGCTCCTTTTTGGTTTTTGCCAGTTCAGATGCCGTCTTGTCGAACACGTCCTTTCCCACCGACTTCGGCAATGTGGCCGGATCCACTAATTCTTTATCTGCCAGGAACGCATCAATTTCTTCAAGAGTCATGCCTTCCTTATAGGCATCACCGAGTAATGTTTTGATATCCATAAATTCCCTCCTGCGTTTGATAAGTGCTTCTCTGCACTGTAATTTCTGCGAAACTTGTAAACCGCCTTCTCTGGCGATATTCGAGCCTTTATCGTTGCTTCTCCCCAACTATGTTTCAATCCACGCTCCCACATGGGAGCGACCTCACCCTTAGCATCCAAATACGATGCTCTTATAAATAAAAAGCACCAATCAACCGTTTCCGATTAGCTGGCGCTCTTTTGGCACTCTGTATTTACTATATTTATTTCACCACACCTGGGACATTTGATTTCCGCTTTACCTTTCAGCTTACCGAGCAATTTCCCGCAGCGGATACATCTAATCTCCTTCATTCTCATCACCTGCCGGCGCAATGTCGTTTCTTTCAATCCACAGACCCATTAATTCGGATCTGACTCGACTACATCAAACAATTTTCTACCGTTATCCTGTAATATCTGATAAATCCCATAAGCCAGAACGTCTACTATCTTTTCCTGAGCTTCGCCAAGATCCAAATTCGCATGATGTGCAATGCCGTGTAATATTTCATGCAACAATGTTACGCACATCGCTTGATGGGCGTTATCGCGTGCACTCAATCGAATGACTGATCCACCATAATCAATCTGCCCATCCAAAACCTTAACCCCATCTATCAGGCCATCTGTCTGTTCGACCTTATAATCGATACCACCTATACGGATTTTATCGGGTATCTTCATTGTGTACCTCCATTGTTTTCCGGGTTCGCCTTATTGTTTCCGGGTGTAATCTCCGCCGGTTTCGTCAGCCATTTCTCCAAATATGGCATTGAATCAAGGTAGGTCTGTTCCGGATCACTGAACAATCCACTGTTTGCAATCGCTATTTGCGGATGGATCCCGGCTTCAAGCATATTTTGCAATCCCTGGGTCTTTACCAGCAAATTATCTGTCTTATTCCTGGTAAATTTGATGTCAATATCGCCAAGGCTTAATTCCAGACCTTCCATATCCTTCACGATCCGCAACACCAAGCGGAGAAACTGCTTCTCGGCGCCCTTGAACATAAGCTCCGTATCCCTTGCCCTGGATTCTGCCGCACTCCATCCATCACGGAGGATGACAGCCTGGCCTGTGTCCCCTGTCGTACGATTCGCGCCGTTCCGATCCGGCATTCCACAAATGATTAAAATCATCTGATACAAATCGTCTTTAGTGATTTGAGCTTGGGACTGATCCAACTCACTAGACACAATATCCACGTCCGCCGGATTATTCGAATCACTTTTAATTTTAAGAGCTCCAAGCTCCTTTAAGGCTGTGAACGTCGTTTCATCAATATCGCAATTCACAAATTTCATGAAGGCTTGTATAAACTGCTCGATGCCATCCATACGATTCGACGCCGTATTGTTCAAGGCATCCAATAAACCAAGGACAACTTCAAACGCCCCGAGTCTCATTGTATTGGCCGGATATTCGATAATTGGGATATCGCCAAGCGCATGGGGACGCTGGATAACAACATCATCCTTTATTTCAAAATATTCAAATGGCGTATATATACTGAACAGGTTTTCTCCATCATTTGTTCGGATATACTTGACCCCCATCAGCGGCCTTTTTTTAAATCCGTTATTATAGACCACGAAAGTATATCGGGGGTCGAGTACATCCAGTTCGAAAGGAGGATTCCCTGGAACACCAGGCAAAACCATACGGTATGATGTACCACAAATATAAAACCATTCGGCCAGCTCCTTATCCTGAGCAGCCTTGTCTTCCGCAAACATATATTCATTCAACTGAGCTATTTTCTTAGATACGTCCTCGCCATCCCCACGACGAACATATTGGATTGGCTCTCCAAACACATAGCCCTTTTTAAAATCAACTATTTCAAGAGCGTGATTCTCAACAATCCTATTGTTGATCTCCGGACGGACCATCTTCTGCCGATAAAGGACCGGCTGATTGCCTTTATAATACCGATACAGATAATCGATCTGGGAGCTGTTCTTCTGATGTACCGGAAAGGCGTCTCTCAGAGCATCCAGTACATTATCTCTGGTTATTTCGGTCTCTGAAGAATATATAATATCCCGCCCGAACATCCTCATGGTTTCCGTCCGAATCACCACCCTCCTGATTTTCATGTTATCACAAGATATTGTATATGTCAATAAACCAAACACAAGATATTGTATCTAAAATGGTCTTTTGAACACTTGTACTTCGTAACCTTTCAACGACTGGATGAATTCCGCCAGCTGGGCCATACCGTCCGGCACGTCGTCATGCTTGTTTTTACCCATCACCGTATAAGCACACAGTTTTCTCATCATTTTTCCATATGGTGAATTCGTTTTATACTTGCTTTTATCTTTAAACAAGAAATGTTCTTTGACAAAAGTAGAATTTACAATAATTTTGGTTTCTTTGTTGATTGTCGTCCGCTTTTTGGTGATACGAGTATTGCCGCCTCTATCCTTTACCTTTTCCTGCACTTTGTCGGCTGTCCGACCACCGGCGCTGTTGCTTTCAAACTGGCATTGTTTGACCCGGTGCTTCAGCAGTATTTCAGCACACAAAGTGTCCGTCACTTCCGGTAAACTATTATCACAGACGCAATCCTCAATATAAAAATCCTGTCCATACTGATACGCCACAGGAAGAAACGTATCATCCCCGCCGCCTTCCGCCGTATCGCAAACCCCAATAATGGCATCCTGCTCTTCCACAGGAAGTTCATAATACCTTCTCAGGTCATCTTCGTTGTAAAGCTGGCCTTCACGTTCAATAGGCTCGTTTTGAAACAGACATTTCCACGAAACGTCGTCCAGGACGTCCCGCATATCCAAAAAGTATTTTGTACTAAATCCAACGCCGTATTTATAATCGAAATTGCTTTCGTCGTCCTCATTCAAAGCAGGAAGGGCAAGGAATCTTGCCCGTGGATCCCCTTCGTACTGTCGTTCCAATCTGCCGATAACATCGTGAACACTCCAACGGGTAGCAATATGGATTTCTTTGCAGCCCTGCTTTTTACGGGATTTCAAGTCACTGGTATATTTACTCCAAAGGTTATCCAATCTCTCTTTGCTAAGAGCTTCTTCAATGCCGGACACAAGATCGTCAGCATACAGATACCGTTCGCACCGTGTTGCGCCGGTCAGAGAACCATCAATGGAACGACAGGTCAGCGTAGCAAACCGCTTTTTCTTATGCAAATCGATTGTTTCATCCTTCGCACTCGTCTCCGCCACATTTATACCAGGAAATACATCGGCCCATAAATATTCCGGATCCGTGATGATATTTAGAATACCGGTATGAAAACTTTTTGTCAGCTTATCCGCATGGGCAGATACCAAATTCGGCTGGTCGGGATATTTACCCATGACCCAGGAGAGGAAAAAAATGCCGATCGTGCTTTTTCCAACACCGGGAGGGCAGGAAATACTCAGTAAATCCAAGTTATCATCTTCTAGATCCTGCAAAGACTGTACAATCGGTCGGATAATCTTTCTTCTGGGAAGATAGAACCGTTTCTCAGGATCCCGGTTGAATTCTACATATTGCAGGTAAGCGTCAAGATCAATTTTTGCATCAAAAAGCAAGGTTTTCTTGTTGAGACTGAAGAATTTCTCTGCTTTCACAAGATTTTTATCCGATAACTCATGAACCTGTCTTGCCGTTATTTTTCGAACGTCTTTGTTCCAAAGATGTGCCTTATCAAAATGGTCAGACTCATAGACCCGGAGCATTTCAAATAGATCCTCGACAGCCCGGTATTCCGAAGGGGTTTTTTGAACTATTTTCTGAAGTTCTTTTATAATTTGCAGATTGGAGAGCAATAAAAAAGCACCATCCTTTTATCAATGGTGCTCAATGGCTCTCTCGATTTTTGGTTATGTATGTAATCCTCTTTCTATTTCAAATTTCATCTAAAGCAGCCTGTAACGCTTTCTGATACGACTCATCCGATAAAGAAATAATATCCATCGGAGCAAAACCGTCTATCTGATATTTTCCGTCTTTGGGTGAAAGTTCGGTATAGAAAAACAATTTTCCATCAAAATCACGAACATTGAAATGTACCACCACATTGTTATAATCCGCTTTTATGAAGGCTTCCGCACACTTCTCCCTCATGTCTAGAACAATATCCAGATATTTTCGCGCATTATTCAAAGGGGTATCTTCTTTTACATAAACATTGATTCTGGCCAGCGTGGTACCCACTTCTTCATCGTACACTTCGGTTATATCAAAATCCTTCCAGACATTCTTTATGCT